TAAAAAAAGATTATGATTATACTAGAGGAAATTTATACTCTATAATTGAAAAAGGGCAAGAAGCAATTAATGGTATTCTTGAACTTGCACAAGAAAGTGAAATGCCTAGAGCATATGAAGTTGCTGGTCAGTTAATTAAAAACGTGGCTGATGCTACTGACAAACTGATGGATCTTCAGAAAAAACTAAAAGACGTTGAGGAAGAGAAGCAATCAAAAGGACCATCAACAGTTAATAATGCACTATTTGTTGGATCAACTGCAGATTTGGCAAAGATGTTAAAGGATGGACTTAAGGAAGAAGATAAATAACTTTGGGAGAGAAATCCCAAAGTAAAAAAGTTACTAATAGAATGTCTAAAGAAGAATTGCCTTCTATTGATGATGAGATCATTAGTGATCTACCATCAGTCGAAGATTTTATAACAGAAGAGAATGCAGAGGAACTCCCTTCTGTTGAAGAGTATATTGAAAAAGAAGAAGTTGTAGAAACTGTTGAAGAAGAAGTAGAGCAGGCAACAGATCTAACAGAAATTGTACGTCTCATTAATGACGTAAGAAAAGATATACCAGATATTCCAGAAGTAAAATATTATGATGCAGAGTTAGAAAAACTTTGTGAAATTGTAGATCAAGTAAGATCAGAAATACCAGAAGTCAAATCATATGATTCTGATATTGAAGCAATTTGTGGTGAGATAGATCTTGTAAAAGAAAATATTCAAGACTTACCTGAAGTCAAATATTATGATGAACAGGTTACTTTAATTGAAGATAGAATTGACACTCTTCAAACAGAATTAACGAACCTTCCAGAAGTCAAATATTATGATAAAGAAATTGAAGCAATCTGTGGTGCCATCGATGATGTAAAAGCGCAAATTCCCAAGTTTCCAAAATGGGTTAATGAAGTAAATGAAGTTCCAGATTTTTCTTGGATTGGAAAAACCTTTAGTGTCATAGATGATGATTTTATAAAGGTCAGTGATACTATTGACGGTCTCCAAACAAAAGTTGATTTTGATTTAAACGAGTTATCTGAAGATATTGATAAGAAATATTTTGAGAGTTCTATAAAAGTTACTACTCTTGATGAGAAAGTTAATACAAGAATAGATGAAGAGAAAGATAAAATTTGGAAAGAATTAAGATCATCTTCTCTGAAGATATGGGAATATCATAAGGAATTTAAAGATGATGATACGAAGTTAAAGAAGCAAGTTCTTGGAGAGTATAATTCCCTTAAACAAAATATTAAGAAAGAACTTAAGGAAATTAACTATAGTAGTGTAAAAACTGACGAATTACTTCTTAAGTATTTTAATGAACTAAAGGGTGAGATTTCAGGTCTTCCAGAAGTTAAGTATTATGATGAAGATATCAAACATGTAAGATCAGACATTAAGGGTCTGTATAAACTTGTTGAGGATATAAAAGAAACTAATAAAATATTACAAGAAGAACAGAAATTATTATCAGAAACTAATGTTCCACTAGGTGAAGATCCTCCAAGTACAAAAAATCCAGATCCACTCACTCCACTTAATCAAAATTTTGTAACACTTGATCAACTTCAAAAACACTATAAAGTATTTGTAGAAAGAGTTCAATATCAACTTGCATCAATTGGTGGTGGTGGTGCTGGATTTGTTAAAGATCTTGATGATGTTGATATTTCTGGAATTACAACTGGATCTCTTTTAATATATGAAGCATCAACCCAAAAATGGGTTGGAATTGCTAGCACTGCTTTAGTTGGTAGTGATGTTGGTGCTGGTGGAACATGGTCTTCAAATTCTATTGGAATTAGTACCACTAAGAATGTTGGTATTGGGACCACAACTGCTAAGTCTGGTGTGGCATTATTTGTTGCTGGTGACATTGAAGCAACAAACGTCAATGTTGCAGGAACAATTACATATGAAGATGTAAAGAATGTTGATTCTCTTGGTCTTAGTACCTTCAGAAGTGGAATTGAAGTTAACACTGGATCCGCAACTACAGCACTTTTAGTTCGGGGTGATGCTAGAATTGTTGGCATTCTAACAGTTGGTACTGCTTCTGTTACGATTGATGGTGATAACAATACAGTAAGTGTTGGTATAGTTACGATTACCAACTCCGAGGTCATTCTTGGTGATAACGTTACTCTTAACGCTAGTGCAACCGGCATCAACTCAGCACCTAATGTATTCTATGTTGCTAAAGATGGTATTGATACCAACAACGGAACATCAATTGATAATGCAAAGTTGACTATTGCAAGTGCTGTTTCTATAGCACAATCAGGTTCAGTCATCAAAGTATTGTCTGGAAACTATGTTGAAAGTAATCCTATTACACTTCCAGCGTTTGTTGCTGTTGTTGGTGATGACCAAAGAACTGTAAAGGTTCTTCCAAGCAATACCACACAAGATATATTCCACGTCAACAAAGGTTGTAAGTTGGCAAATATGACCTTCTCTGGCCATCTTTCTCCTGCTGCTGCTGTTGCTTTCCCAACAGGTATTGCAACTAATGTTGGTGGTGGTAAGTGGAAAGGTCCATATATCCAAAACTGCACTAGTGATACTACTACTGGAACGGGTATCTATATTGATGGAGATAAGGCAGAAAAAACTAAATCTATGAACGTTGATGCCTTCACCCAATATAATCAAGGTGGTGTTGGTGTTGCAGTTACAAATGAAGGTTATGCACAATTAGTTTCTGTGTTTACTATTTGTTGTGACAAAGCAATCACAGTTCATAAAGGTGGACAAGCAGATCTGGCAAATAGCAACTGTAGTTTTGGAACTTTTGGTTTGGTTGCAAATGGTTTGAGTGATCAACAGTTTGTTGGAATAGTAACTACATCTGCAAGTTCTGCTCAAGATAATGTAGTTATTAATGTTGGATCATCAACTACAAGACCTTATGATGGTCAGGTTGTATACTTCGATCAATTATATAAGTCCATAGAATCTATCACAATAACTAATGGAGGAAGTGGATATACTTCTACCCCATCAATAACCATCACATCCCCTACAGGTCCAAATGGAGAGGTAGCATCTGCTTTTGCCACTGTTGAAGGTGGTATAGTAACAGAAATAGATATCATTAGTAGTGGTAGTCAATACACAAGCACTCCTACTATCACTATCTCTGCCCCAGACTCAGGCACAACATCCACTGCCACAGCAAATATGGCAGATACTTATTACACAATAAATAGTTCAACTCCAATAGTTTCTGGAATTACTACATTAACTCTTGCTGAAAATCTAATCAATACTGTTGGAGTGGCATCAACAGCATACTTTTTCCAACAAAGTAAAATTATTGCAAGTTCGCACACTTTTGAATATATTGGTTCTGGAAACACTATCACATTAGCTACACCCAAACGTGGTGGAGTTACAATTCAAGCAAATGAAGTTGTAAGTGAAAATGGTGGAAGAGTAATATATACTAGCACAGATCAGGCAGGTAATTTTAGAATTGGCGATGATTTGCAAATAAATCAAAGCACTGGAACTATTAGTGGAAGAGCATTCTCCAAAAGTTTGTTCTCAGAAATAACACCCTTTATTTTAGCACTCGGTTAAATGGCACAATTAGCACTTAATAGGTTTAAAACTAAAACCTTAACTCTGACCACTAATGATCAGACGGTATATACTGCACCTTCAGGATATACTGGGATTATTTTATATGCACATATTACAAATTATGCCTCATCCGCAACTACAGTGACTGTAAAGCATGTTAGGTCTAGCACTGAAACTGAAATTATTAAAGATGCAAATGTTCCAGTAAATGATGCATATATTCCTTTAGATGGAAAACTAGTTTTAGAAACAAATGATTCAATAAAATCTAGTGCAGGTGCCAATACAACATTAAAAATTATTTTATCTGTTTTGGAGACAGCAAACTAATGCCAAAACTTCTTAGTGCAGTTAATGGGTCATCTCAAGTAGGAATATCTAGTGATGGGACAAACCTAGGCAATATGACTAGATTGAATTATGAAAGTAATAGAGTTGAACTAGATGCTGCTAGTGGTATAGCGACGGTATTTACTGATCCTCTTACGATTATAGGTTTATAAATATATTTGTGAACTATTACCAATATGAAAAACGGAAAGTGTCCTGAAGGACAATACTACTGTTACACCGACAAGGTATGCAAACCTATTCCTAAAGGGTTTAAGATGGTTGGTCGTGCCGGATATCTTCGCAAAGAGAATGGTCACTCTGTTGACGATACTAAGAAGAATGGTAACGGCAACGGAAATGGCAATGGAAATGCTTCCAATGGTAATGGCAATGGTTCCAATGGAAATGGTGGAGGAGTAAGTGAATCAAAAAGTGGTGATTCTTCTCTGCGTGACTGGTTTGGCAAGAGTAAGTCTAGTGATGGCAAGCCTGGTTGGGTTCAACTGGGTGGGAAATACGCTGGAAAACCTTGTGCCAAGCAACCAGGACAAACCACAAAACCAAAGTGTGGTTCTTCAAAAATGAAACGCAATCTTTCTAAAGATGAAGAACAAGCAGCGTTTCGTAGAAAGAATGCAAAAGATCCAAATCCAAATAGATCAGGGAAGGCAATTAACGTGAAGACTGAAGAATTTACAACACTACCACTTCAAATTGAGATCCCTAATAATATTAGAGATTTTAACTTGGGTCTCATGTTCCGTGAAAGTTTGGATATTAATAGTGGTATGCTTTTCATCTTTGATGAGGTGGCACATCAGTCATTCCATATGACAGAAACAAAAATTCCTCTTGATATTGCTTTTATAAGAGAGGATGGCATTATCGATAGTATCAAACCATTAGAACCATTTGACGAATTCCCAGTCGCTTCGGATGGAGAAGTGCTGTGTGCGTTAGAAGTAAACCGTGGATGGTTCGCAGAAAATAATGTAGAAATTGGTGACGAGATTGATATTGAGGAAGGCAAGAAAGATGCTTGCTACCATAAAGTTAAGTCTCGTTATTCAGTTTGGCCAAGTGCATATGCGTCAGGAGCACTGGTCAAATGTCGTAAGAAAGGTGCTGCTAATTGGGGCAATAGCACAAAGAAAGAAGAAACAGAGATTGGTGAAGCATGTTGGAAAGGTTATGAGAAGAAGGGTATGAAGACCATGTTTGGAAAGAGATATCCAAACTGTGTTAAGAAAACCAAAAAAGAAGAAATTGAAATTACAGATGCATATGGGGAGACATATGCCGTAGTTCAAGATATTGTAAAACCAGAACCACTCAAACCATCAATTAATGCTATTGATTATGATACATATGATATTGATAAGATGACTGAGGCAGTAAGATTGCAAGCAAAAACCGGCAATCTTGTTAGTACTGTTTTTAGATTTAGAAGTTCAACTATTATGTTGAAAATGTTCTTCCCTCAAATTTCAGTTCCTAAAAAATCTGATGTTCAAGATCAGATTAATAAAGTATATCCTGGCGCAAAACTGCAAAGTTACAGGGTAACAGACTATGAACCAGGGCAACCGGTTCTCCATGCAGAAGGTGCAGCATGGACAAAAAAATCAGGAAAAAATAAAGAAGGCGGACTTAACGAAAAAGGACGAAAGTCTTATGAGAAGGAAAATCCAGGATCTGACCTTAAAGCACCAAGTAAGAAGGTTGGAAATCCCAGGCGGGCATCCTTCTGCGCTAGAATGAAGGGAATGAAAAGCAAATTGACCTCTGCTAAAACCGCAAGAGATCCAGATAGCAGAATTAATAAATCACTTAGAAAGTGGAATTGCTGATTAAATTATGTCTGATAATGTATATCTTGGTAATCCCAATCTAAAAAAAGCAAATACTGCAATTGAATTTACTCAAGAACAAATTTTTGAGTTTATGCGATGCAAAGAAGATCCTGTCTATTTTGCTAATAAGTATATAAAAATCGTTTCTTTGGATGAGGGTCTTACTCAGTTTCATCCCTATCATTTCCAAGAAAAGTTAATTAACAATTTTCATGAGAATAGATTTAACATCTGTAAAATGCCCCGCCAAACTGGCAAAAGTACTACAGTTGTTTCTTATCTTCTTCATTATGCG